ATAAATATAAAATAACTTCTTAAACACAAATGCGATAATAAATACTTTTAATTGCGGTTTTACTTGATCTATCAATACGACATACATCTCCTGGTCTAATTCCAATTGCCATCGATACTGGATCAAAACGTGATATTTCAGGAAACATACTTTCGGCTATATTATATCGTTTTTTCACTTCCTCCAATTCCATTTTAGATATAACTTTATGATTTGGAACTAATACGTGATCTAGTATATTAAATTGTAATCGTTTAATATTTTGAAGTACAATAAATATATTGTCTTTTTCCCAAATATGTTTTAATTCATTTGTCAATGTTTCATTAATTTCATCCTTTGTAATAATGTATAGCGTATCTTGTTTGACAAGAATTTCTTCTAAATTATACAAATCATCTATCATTTCTTGAATATTCGTAGGACGAATTGTTTTCGTTAAATAATATTTAATATAAATCTTTTTCTTTCTTTTAGTATCTTCCTCTTCTGTTTGTTTTTCTAATAATAAATCCAATTGTTTATTTTGAAACATTGCATTTACCTCATTGATACTGAAATTACTGTAGTCTTCCGTATTGTACCCTTGTCTATTCATTAAATCTAAAATTACTTTTCTAGAATTATATACGGATGTAATTAATGTACTAATATTTTGTGAAGCCATGTTATAAATATAATATAAATAAAATTATTTATTTATATTTCAATTTTAATTATATATTTTTATAGTTTTTACATTTTTATAGTTTTTACATTTTTATAGTTTTTATTTCTGAAGAACTAGGTTTTTGATTGGTTTCACTAGAATTTGGATCTAAATTATTTTCTTCCAATATTTCTTCTATTTCTTTTTCTTCTTCCACCTCTAATATTGATGTAGCACCTTTATCTTCTTTTACATTCATAGATGAAAGTATATTTTTTAATAAATCTACTTGTTGTTCTTTATTTTCAATAGAGAGAACTTGAAGTTTCCTATTTTCCGGCAATGTTTTAAATAAATCATTCAATGAAACACTACCAAAATCATTTTCATTTTCATCTGAAGTATTTGGATTATATTCAATACTAATATTTTCTTCTTTATTTGGATCATATCCACTACTACTATTTTCTTCTTTTACCCAATCATTTGAAGGCATATAAGCAGGGGAACCTGTTGCCCAAGGAACACTTTCATCCGTTGAAGGAGGCATATAAGCCGGAGAACCTGGAGCTGTTGGAACACTTTCATCGATTGATACATGTTCTTCTTCCGGATGAATTGGTTTTTCGTCGGGAATTTGTATTCCAGCTACGGACTTTTTCAGTTTTTGGTTCATTGTATTCACATAATTATTAATTACTTCATCCATATTATCATTATCTGTTTTTAATAATTTTTGTATATTATTGGAAAAAGACATGTTGGTTAACTGGTCTATATTATCTTCGGTAATAATTCGCATTTCTACATTCATTATTTGTAATTCTTGTATAAGTAATTTTAATGCATATGGAATTCTCAACAAACTAAACGATCTTCCAAATCTACTTATGTTCTTTATATTCATTGTCCCATCCGGATTTTGATGAAAATGTAGTGGTCCATCCGCAAAAGGACTGAAAAATATATTCTTGGGTTCATTGTAAATAGATATAGCACCTGTTTTATTACACACCGCCATAAAATATTCATCACCGCGTTTTAAGAACGATTCATTTAAAAAATAAGATGCACCATGTGCTAGTATTGCATCCCTTTCCATTTCACCTATTCTTAGTCCTCCATCATTTGCTCTTCCTTGTACCGTTTGTCTTGTTAATACAGTTCTAGGTCCTAATGCACGATAATTTATTTTATCCTTTACCATGTGTTTTAAACGCATATAATAGGTTGGACCCATAAATATGTCGGCTTTTAAAGCTTCCCCTGTCATTCCATTGTATAACAAATGATTTCCGTTTGCATTAAACCCAGCCTTTACAAGAAGTGGTCCATAAGTTGTATAATTGGCACCTTCTATTCCAAAAGCAGTACAATCACCAAATCCTCCATATTCCGAACATACAATTCCAAATAAACTTTCAATAAGTTGTCCTATTGTCATTCTTGAGGGAATTGCATGTGGATTTATTATTAAATCAGGACGAATTCCATCTGAATTAAAAGGCATATCTTCTTCTGGAATAATTAATCCAATTGTACCCTTTTGTCCACTACGACTTGCAAATTTATCTCCAATTGCTGGTACTCTTTCTTCGCGAATACGGATTTTTGCAATTTTTGTTCCTGTTTCTCCTTCTGTAATAAATGCTTTATCAACATAACCTAATTGACCTTTTTTAGGAGTAATAGAAGAGTCACTAAATTGATCTTTATTTTCTGGATTACTTGTCATTTTTCCAATCACTACAATTCTATCATTCATTGGTGTATTTTCTCTTACAAGTCCATCTTTATCTAAGAAACTATAATCGTATTCAAATTTTAATCCCGAAACATTATGGTTCTGTATATCTGAAAAAGAAGTATCCGATTTCCCTCCTCCAATCATAGTACTTTCTTCTCTCGCTTCATACATTGTAAAATAACTGGTTCTAAATAGACCGCGTTTAATAGACCCTTCATTTACTAAAATGGCATCTTCTACATTATATCCAGTATAACTCATTATAGCAACAATTGCATTTACACCGTATGGTTGTTCTTCTCGATTAATATATTCCAAATATTTGGATTTAATTAAAGGAACCTGTCCGTAATTTAAAATAACCGACATTTTATCTATTCTCATTTGATAATTCGTATGGAAAACAGAAACCGCTTGTTTGCTTTGACCACATGAAAAGGCATTTCTCGCAAAAGGATTATGTTCTGGATAAATAATTTGATTTCCCATTACTCCAAAAATAAGAGAAGGATCTATTTCAATATTCGTATAGAACCGATTTTTCTTTAAATCTTCTTCTGAATTAGCAATCAAAGCCCCTTCTTCTTCCGATGTATCAATATAATCCACAATAGCTTTATTTTTATTTAATTCCAAAGGTAAGTCTTTGGCATTCCCATACAATTCATCCAACATATAGATTTTATTTTTTTTACTTTGAAAAGATTTATCATGTTTTTCTTTCATACCAGAAATAATTTGCTCCCAAGATAATTTACCTGCACTAATTAAATCTATCACTTCTTTACGATTATAACTTGGACGACTTTTTTCCACATAATAAATTGGGCGGGTAAGGCGTCCACTATCTGTATAAATAAGTATTTCATTGTGTTCGTAGTCAAAGCTTATACTAGTAAAAACAGGAATAATTCCATTTCTTCGATATAATTTTAAAAGTTGTACAGTTTCAATTGGATTTTCAATTACTCCTATCCATATTCCATTTATAAATATTTTGGTATTTGAAGCCAAATACTCTGGACTACATTCTAATATAATTTTCATTGGAGTATTTAATCGTATCCATTTAATTAATGGAAAAGCAGAAAACCCACTTGTAATATAAGCAGTGATGGCAATATGTTTATGAAGACCAATATTTCCACCATCAGGTGTATCGACTGGATCTATATATCCCCACTGGGATCCATTTAATAAACGAGGAGCAACTACTTTGGCACTTGCATCCATAGGTAAATTGATTTTCCTTAAATGTGATATAAATGTATTATAACTTAATCTATTCAAATCTTGGACTACACCTAATCGTTTCGTATTAGATTGTGATCCCCAATTTCCCTTGAATGCTTTATTTATTCCAGTTTCAATATCTCTTTGTTTGAAAAATTGTCGATAATTCAATTCTATTAGACTAATAAAATTTTCTTTGTATTTTCCTTTATGATAATAATATTCTTTATCTATTTCTAAACCAATCGTTCGTTTTTGAATTAAATAATATTCTCTAAATAAATCGTAAAGTAATGCTCCAGAAAGCTCAATGCGTTGAAAACGGAAATTATCACGATCGGTCGGTTTTTCTTCCTGTGTAAATACTTTTAAAAGTCGGAATACCATATTTCCAAGATAGTATGCCTTTTCCAAGAAATTTAATTCTCCAATATGTGGTATAAAAAAATTGGATAATATTTCCATTACAGAGGAAACTGTATTTCTTTTAGTAAAACTGGCAATGAATTTCAATGCGGTTTCTTGATTAAAAATACGATTTGCATCATGTATAGATGGTATAAATAGGTCTACATAATGACTATATAATTCTAAATCTAAAAGACATGTTTTAATAATATCTTTATCAGAAACGATACCTAATGCTCTCATTACAATAAATAAAGGTATTGGTTTACGAACATTTGGAATATTAACTACCAATTGATTATTAGATAAAGTAGGACCAGGTGCAACAATCATTACTGATGTTGTTCGAATTGGTTTAGATGGATCTTCCGAAACAGACCGCACGTCAGCAGAATAACTATATGTTTCTTCTGATTTATTTTTTTTTATATAAATCATATTATCGGCAAATTTTTCCTGAGAGATAATTACTTTTTCTTTTCCACCAATAATAAAATATCCTCCATAATCATTTTTGCATTCACCCATATTAAATCTTACATCTGGTGCAAGTGTTTTCAATATACAGAAATTTGATTGAAGCATAATAGGAAATCTACCCAAATAGATTTTTTCTAATGTCATTGATACTTCTTTTCTCTCATTCTCTAAATAATAAATTATATCTACATCTACATCATAATGTATTGTCATTCCATACCACATATTTCTTAGACGCGCATCATTTGGATACATGAAATGTACGTAATTATCGTCATAAATAATTGGTTTTCCAAAATAAATTTTGGAACCGTCTTTTCCTCCTAAATATAATAGACATTCATTTTTTTTGCTATCTTCACTATCAGTGTCTTCACTTTCTATAAATCGGATAGGATTATTATCCCGAAAAATTTTATTTATACCGTTAGTAAAAAAATCATTATACGACTCCAAGTGATGAGCGACCAAATTATGTGGATTATCTGTAAAATATTTATCTAAAATTTTCCATGATAAATCATTCATTAGATTTATATTATATTATAATATTCATATATTTTTTAAACTCTATTATAATATATTGTTTTCTTAAGAATTACTTGTGTTTGTATCTTTTTCTTCTGACAAAACAGTATTAACATTATCTTTATCTGCCGGAAAAATACTATCTTCTAACAATAATATTTTATTTTTAATTGTTTTTCTAGAAGAATTCTTTGTCTTGGATCGTTTTGTCTTGTTCTTTCTCTTGTTTTGAAACTTGTGGCTCGTAAACTTGGTCCAAGGTTGACTAGGTCTATCAAATAAATATTCTAGGTAATTTGCATATTGTATATGGTTCTTGCAATATTCGTGTTTATTAAATGAAATTCCACATGAACTTCCATATCTTCCCCAGAATGTCATTTCTTTTGCCAAAGTACTGTCTGTAACACATCCATCGAGAGCACCACGTGGTGCAAAAGGTTTTGGTCTGTCACTTTGGGACATATATTCTCTTGAATCTAAGTCATAATGAGAACAAACAGTTCTAGAACACGGATTAGCTTCTTTTAATAAATAAACATCATAATGATCAGCAATTATTTTTTTGGCAATTTCTATATCTATTTTGCCTTTGTTTTCTTCCATTAATTCTGTTAACCTAACTCTTCTTGAACCTTGATGTCTACGTATATCATAAAACCCGTTATTTACACATTCTTTATTTCTAATTCTCTCGTCATAAGCTGCATTAAATCCAATAAAATATCCATTTTTTGTTTTTTCTACATTATGGTATTTCAATCCTAATTCAAGTCTCAATATTTCATTAGTATTAATATCTCCAAATAACCACGAATTCGCATAGTCACCGGAATTTCCATCTAAAAAAATCTTTACATATTCATCTAAACTATTTCCATATTGCATTGCTTTACGAGCTCTATAGGCTACTGGAATGAGATTTTCATATCCACTAAATCCACCAATTGTTGTTTCTGTACCAATGATACCTTTAGAAGTAATAAAAAAATCAGATCCACTATAAATCCAACCAGGACTAGTTTGCATAATAATACGATTACCATTATCCGGATGTATATCTAATACTATTTTTAAGTATTGCCCACTCACATACTCGTCGAAAGTATTATGCGCCACTACTATTTTACCATCCTTTGTATATTCTCCACATGCTATAAAAGCACTACATTTATCAATAGCACCTCCTTCTTTATGTATAAGACTAGTATGTGCAGTGTCAATTGATTTTAAAAAACCATACCAATATGGTAATGAATTATAAAAATTCCAAGCAATAATTTCATCAATTGTCGTTTCTGTACCAGCTGCAACCATTCCTTCTGTAATTCCAACCATTTCTTCGTACCATTCATTGAAATCTTTTATAGTTTTTTCTTTTATAAATTTATTTATATTTTTAACCATGTAATCCCATGTTTCACCATATATTTCCATAGTTTGAAATGCAAGCATTTTTGGAACACCTTTGAAAATATCGGCACATAAATATCCATATGCATATCCTCTTTCTTTTGGAGAACCCTGAATAGATATATATCTCCATCCATTAAGATCATATGCATACCCATTTTTGATTTTATTTATTTTATTCATTCTTATTAATTTATATTAATAATATATTATATTAATAATATATAAAACGTTATAGTCCTAAATAGTATGTATAACCCTTGAATATTTAAAATAGAATTTTAAATCGAACTTTTTATTTATTGAACATAATCATAGCCAACATTAAAAACATTAAAATAAATGGCAAAAATACCAAGAACCATGAAAAACCAGAAAATCCATTCTTACACAAAATATTCAATATCCAAGTCCAAAAAACAATATACAAAACTTTAAGTACAAAAAGTATAACAAGGCTAGGGCAACGCATTGAATAGGATCCAATATGATAACTATTGGTATTTCCAATATTTTGAAATAAAACAACGAAAAAACCAATGACGGATAACACTAAATATACTAAAGCTGGTGGACAAAGTTTTTTGACAGAATTAAAAAGTTTCATTATAAATTAAAGATAGAAAATATATATTTTATAAATCAACTTTTCTCTAAAAATTAAAATTTTATAAAAATATTTCATATTATTTTATATCAAAATACCATGTTACTGGTATTATTTCACTTCCATTTAAATTTTTACCAGTAGTATTCTTAGTATAGTAATATGTTGTAATCGATTGTCTTACCATACCTTCTGGTAAATGAAGAATATCGGGGTGACCATGCATATTACCAGGTGTTAAAAATATAACACATCTATTTAAAATAGGAGATATTTTTTTATCTATTGTTTGTTTATTGTTATCAAAAAAACTTAAACTTCCTCCATACTCTTCTTTCCAATCTGGATTCATATATAATAATAAATTAAGTCGTCTATCTATCAATCCAAATGTATTATCTTGATATGCTTCAAAATCAGTATGCATACATAAAAACCCTTCATTTAAAACTTTATGTACTCCTGCACCTTGCAATCTTAAATTATTTCTTATTACACCTTCAATATTAAATGATTTTTCCAAATACTGTATCCATTCATCCCCATTTAATTCTTTAAACAATAAATTCAAATTTTCTCCTAAATTGTCTTTAAATGCATATTTGTTTTTTTCAATGGCTTGATCTCCATAGT